CGAGAACCCGTTGTCCTCGGCGTGGCACTGCAGCGTGGCGTAGTAGAAAGAGGGGATGTCGAGCTGCTCGTGCGAGAAGCCCAGGCCCCAGTCCGTGTTTGTCAGGATCTCGTAGAGGACGAGTGCGGGGTTCGCGTCATGGGTGTTGACGGCTTGGTAGGGGCTCCAAGAGTAGCCGAAGTACTGCTCACCGAACGCCGTGTCCGGCCAGCCCTCCGACAGCCGTCGGATCTCGAACTTCCACGGCTTGATCGTCGCGGAGTTGCCAACGTAGAAGGGCGAGCTGTTGGGGCAGACGTAGCAGATGCCTCGGTACGCCGGGGTGTCGCCGCTGATCTTCTGGTAGGCGGACAGGTACGAGCTCACCGTCTGATCGTCGGTCCCGGCCTTGAAGAGGACCGTGCCCCACATGCCACCGTTGCCGCCAACGTCGTCTCCGCCGAACAGGTACGGCTTGGTGAACCCCCTGGTCCCGTCGTGGACGATGGGGCTTGCAGTGGCGTCGATGATCAGGTCGTCGCCCACCCAGACCTTGCGGAGCTGGCTCGCCTCCCCCCGACACAGAGCCATCTGCAACCCCACGTAGTACCGGTAGCCAACCGTCACGTCGTCCGAGGAGAACAGGCCCGTCTTGATCTCCTCCGAGATCGCCTGCGTGACGAGGTTGCCGTACCACACGACGTTCGGGCCGGTGATCTGGATCGTGCCCCAGATGAGAGGAACGGCACGACCCTCTGTCGCGGTCGGGAAGTTGAAGTCCCCCAACCCGGCAGGCTTCGCGTCCTCGATGTTCGGCTTAGGCCTCAGCAGCTCGCTGAGGATGAACAGCGCAGCGAAGATGAGCAGGGTGAGAAGGAAGGCCATGTCACTTCAGCCCGGTCTGGAACGGGTTCTTGGTGGGCACGAAGGGGAAGCCTCCAAAGTTGGCGACGTTGTTGAACTTCGACTTGCAGGTCTCGGGCGAGTGATCGCACCCAGCATACACTCGCACACTCGTCCCCAGAGGGCTAATCGCGAACGGGAGCGGGATCGTCACCACCTCGCCAACGTGCGCAAGGATCACGCGGAAGTCCATCGTACCGATCAGCTCGATGAACCCGGCCGTGTAGTAGCCGTCCGTCTCCAGGTCGAGGTTGTCGATGGTCAGCGTGTTGCCGGTGACCGCCGTCACCACCTGCGTCGTGCGGTACGTCGCTTCCGCCAGCCCGCACCGGACATCGTAGAGCACGTGGTTGCAGACGGCGGAGTACACATCCTTCGGGACAGCGCGGGAGAAGGCGATGTTGTAGGGCTGAAGGGTGACCTTGGCGATCTCTCCCCCGCCTTCGAATGTCACCGACTGGATGGCCCCCTCGAACATGACGATGCGCTCGGGCGTTCCGCCGTCGGGAATCTGGTACCGCTCAATCTTGACCGTGGCCTGCTCGCCGGGGACGGAGGTGATGTAGTAGCGGCAGATTGGCGTCTGTGCCGGCATCGTCACCGTCATCGCCTGGTCCTGGTCCTCCTGTGACTGCTCGAGCGAGTCGCGCTCGATGGGCGTCGGGAGGTAGTCGATGCCGTCCAGCGTAACGATCCCGTCCACCGACGTGTAGTACCAGGCCAGTGCGCCGAGCTGGATCGTGTAGAGCTCGACGGGGCGGCTGTCCTCAACGCTGTTTTCGTAGGCATCGAAGGTCATCAGTCCACCACCGTTGTTACCGGGGCTGTGACGCGAGCACCCGGCCTGCCCCGTTCGTACCGAATCTGGATCTTGTCGCTGTTGAACCGCACCTTGTGGATGATCTCCATGCGCTGCACGTCCGCGATGAGGATGCCTGCGGGCCACGTTCCGTCAACCGTGACGGTTTCCGACAGCCCGTCCAGGGACGCGGCGGAGGAGAGCATCTTCTTCGTGGTCTGCGTCCCGTCCGTTTCCGTCACGCGAACGTACTCGTGGGAGGAGACACCCGCCACGTAGGAGACCCCGGCGTTCTCAATCGTGAAGGTGTTCGCGCCGAGCGAGATGTCCTGCGTTAGGACGAGGTTGTCCCGGTCGGCGGGCAGGTACCACGAGGTCTGCCGACCACGCAGCGCGTGAAGGAGCTGGCGGATCTCCCAGAGCTTCTGGATGCCCGAGGGGTACCACGACTTGCGCGTGACGTACCGCGACAGCAGCGCGAAGTCGAACTGCGCACGCGAGCCAATCTCGGGATCCAGCACCACGATGTCCGCGTTGACCTCTTCGCGCACCGTGCCCGAGCGGCCGAGCGCGTTGCCGTCGTCGATCAGCACCTTGCTGTTCAGCGTCGGCCATCCGGCGGTGTCCGCGAGGTCCTGGGCAACGTCTTCCACCGTGAACTCGAGGCTCAGTCGCGCAGCTCGCCGAGGCCACCGACTGCCCCGCTGGGCCCCGCCCGTCTTCGCCACCCGCACCGGCATCACGAGCGTGCCCTTGGGGTAGGCGTTGACGAGCGGGTTCACGGCGGTGATCGTGTTCGCCGTGAACGAGTCGATCTGCATGATGTCCAGGATCCCGCGCTCCTGGAAGATGACCGCGACGCCCAGGGTGCGGAAGTCCCGGTAGTCTGTGGACCCGACGTTGATCACGGTGTCGAGGGCTGCTGCAGAGGCCGAGAGGACCGTTGCCTCGTGCCACAGCGGAATGCCCCAGGTTGCCCCCGCACGGCCGAGGAGCGTGTGGAGGAGCCTCGTGAGCTCCGCTCCATCCTCCCGGAACTCCATGCGGAACTTCTGCCGGGGGTAGCGGCGCAAGGCGTGGCGCTGCTCCGTACCGTCCTTCGAGGTCATGATCTCCGTCAGGAACCCCAGCTCCTCGCTGTACCCCTCCTCGGGGAACCAGTCGAAGTAGAAGAGCCGGGAGAACTCGACGGGCACGAGGATCGTGGAGCTGTCGCTGAAGACGAACTCGAGCTCGTCGTCCACCACCGGAACGCCGTCCGTCTCGATGATGTAGATGAGGTCCGTGACGGAGGTCTGCGGCCGGATTGTCTGCGGGGGAGTGGAGCCGGTGAGCGAGGTGCCGATGCCTCCGCCGTTGACGAACGCGGTCCAGTTGATCGGGGTGCGGCGGTAGGCGTTGTGAACCGACATCGGCACGTTCACCGTGGCGAGGATGCGGCCCTCGTCAATCGACTTCGGCTGCACGTGCATCATCTCGAACCAGGGCGACAGTTGGAGGTTCTCGACGTAGAGGCCGTTGATCTTGTTCGGCACTCGCGGAGTGGGTGCCGGGCCGGGAAGCATCGGACCGGCCTGCGTTTCCGTGTCATCGACCCAGGGCAGAGGGGTCCGGGGCGGAGAGTCGAACGGTACCGACGAAGGGGCAACAGGCGAATCTGCCTGAAGCGGGTGACCAGAGATGAGGCCGAAGATCTGCGCCATCGACTAGGTGACTTCCTTGCGGTACGCGACCCCGTAGAAGTACGAATCCGAGAGGGTCGTGTTTCCGCCGAGCGTGCCCTTCTTGGTGAAGGGGAAGAAGACCCAGGTGTCCGAGCCGATTGTGACTTCCTCCTGCGGGTCGAACTGCGCGATGTTGCACATCCGGACGTCCGGCATCTCCCCCAGCATATAGGACCGCAGGTTCGTCATGTCCATGTAGAAGACGGTCGGGGCCGTGAGCGGGATGATGCCGGTGAAGCCGGGGTAGCCCTTGAACCACCCCTTCGCGCGCCACTGCGGTCCGCCTCTGGCGTTGCCGGTCAGCCGGTTGCGCTGGAGACCAGCACGGTCCAGACTGCCGACGTAGGGGATGAGCGTGTTCCAGTTGAGGAACGTCGCCCAGTCGGAGGCTTGCTGCGCGGGTAGGCCGTTCATGAGGATGGTCGCTGCGGAATCAACACTCTCGGAACTGACGACTCCGTTGCCGCCTTCGAAGAAGAAGGAGCTGTCACCGGCCGCGACGCCGGTCTCGTTCCGGGTCCCGAAGCAATACTCGCCCCCGCTGGCACCGGGGCCCCAATCACCGAACTTGGTGATCTTGCCGAAGCCGAAGTGCCGGTACTCGCCCTGCCGGACTTCCAGCACGACGTGGACGTAGTAGATGGTCCCGTCATCGTGCTCGAAGAACCAGTAGTTGAACGGCCCGTCTCCGATGGAGGTGACACATCGCTGATTGTCGATCGTGCCGTCCGTGATCGTGCCCACCTGATCATCCGCGCCGGAACCGCTGTCCCCCGAGGCTGCGCTTCCCGGCCGGGCCGGAGAGGGGTCGAACGTCTTGGACTGGTAGACGCCCATGGACCGGCCGCTGGCCAGCGGGGAGGTCCCGTCGTAGCGGAAGCCGACGTAGCAGCTGTTCTTGTGGAACCGGGGCCACTCGCTGACGGTCCGCGACTCGTCGATCGTCCAGCCGTTGGCCGCGATGAACGTCTCGAGGGCATCGAAGAGTGCCGGGAGCGTGTTGGC